GTAACACCCTGCTTGCTCTGGAAGACAAGCTGGGCGTCCTTGGCCTGCGTCTGCGCCAGTTGCGCCCCGGCCTGGGCGGCCTGAAGCTGCGCCGGATAGACCCCTTGGGCGCGCTGCGCGGCCTGCTCCTGAACCTGCTGGTTCTGGAGCAATGACTTGAGCGACACCAACTTGCTGATCTGGTCAAGCGGGCTCGGGGTAGGCTGGATGGCGAGTGCGGCGGAAGGGGTGCCCATTTAGCCTCCGATCCCCAGTTGGGCCAGCGTCGGGCCGGTAGCGGCGCCCGGCGACTGGCCGAAGTTCTGGTCCGGGGAAACCGCCGCGCCGGGGCTCAGCAGGCTCTTCAGCGAGAGCAGCGTCCCGAGGTTGCTCACGCCGCCCCCGATGGCATTGCCGAGCGCCGCGTAGCCGGAGCCCGTCTGGTAGGCCGCATTCTGCACGTCCTGCCCGATCTGCGCGCCGCCGGTGAGCAGGGCGCTGGTGTTGTTCGAGGCAGCGCCCCCGGCCTGGGAGCCAAGCTGGCCGGCTTGGGTCTGTCCGATCCCGGCAAGCGAGGCATAGCGGTTGAACTGGTTGGCTTGGTTCTGGTTGAACGTGTTGAAGTTGGACTGGTAGGCGTTCAGGGCGTTGTTGTAGACCTGCTGGTAGTCCTGCTGCCCAGCCTGCTGGCCGTAGTTGGTGAGCGCCTTGGCCATCCCGCCGGTGAGCAAGCCGCCCTGTGCGGCCGCCGAAGCCTGAAGCGCCTGCTCGCCCTGCTGCAACGCGAACTGGTAGCCCGGCTGCTGGGCTGCCTGCTGCGCCGTGGGGGCTTGGAACTGCCCGAACTGCTGGGTAAGTGCGCCGCCGGGGGCCAGGAGCCCTTGCAATGAACTGAGCGCCTTCCCGCCAGCCTGGAGGTAGGGAGCCGCGTTCGCCTGGTCCTGGTTGAAGACCTGCTGGTTGAACGCGAGAGCCTTGTCTTGCTCCTGGGCTTGGAGTTGCGCCGCCTGGGTGGCAGCGTCAGCTTGCGTGCTGGCGGCCGATTGGCCGAATAGCCCGCTGATGATCGAGCCACCGATGGTCGCGCCCGCCATTGCCGCTAATGGCATGGAATCTCCAATTTCCAGGTCGTCCAGGGCTGCCGCACAAAGCCCAGCCGATGCAGGTAGGCGTCATGCTCCCCAGAGGCGCTGTAGGCCATGAGCGCGGTAAGGCCAGCCCCGCGAGCCTCTTCCCGCACCCGCTCCATGAGGCGCTTGACAACGATGCCGCCACGCGCCACATCCGCAACCCAAGTCCCCTCCAAGTGCGCCACGGCTACGATGAACATGCGGCCGACGATCTCGCCATGGTCGTTCGCAAGCACCACGATACTGGCCCCGGCAGGCGGAGCGATGCCATCCCCAACTAAGGAAAGGCGCGCATAGTCGGCGGCTTCGAGTTTGGTGGTTTCAATCATTTGTAGAGGGGTGCCCAGTAGCTTTCCTTGCCCACCTGAACCTGAATCCACTGGGCCACATTCGCCTTATTTACCGGGCCCGCAGCCGGCGCGGCGGTTGCGCCGAAGAATGATCCGAGGGCGTTTGTGATGGACTGGAACCACTGCGTCCAGCCCAACGACGGGGTAGTTTGTCCGCTGAACGGCGTGGGGATGGGCGGCGGCGCAACGGGCATTAGGTGACCTTCCTGATCTGCGCGTACAGGCTGTCCTGCGGCGCAAAGCCAGGATTCGCCTCCAGGTAGGCGTCCACAATCCGGGCCGGAACCGGATCGCTGCAACTGACCTCGTAGATGCGGTCGCGCGACTTCCCAAGCCTGCGCCAAATAGCGCGAGCGTTGGTTTCCCCGGCCTGTCCGAAGCCGCAGGCCAGCATGTCGCTCCAGCGATGGCCGCCGTCATCGGACCAGCGAAGCATGAGCTGCGGGGCGCGCGGATTGCCGTTGCCATCCTTCAGCGGCGGCTGCGGCCCGACGCCGGCCTCGATATTCACCTGAAGTTGCGAGTGGAAAGCCCACTGCTTTTCCGTGGTGATGTGGGGCGCTCGGCGAACCCGGTTGACCTGCGCCCCGTTATCGGTCACAAACTGCCATTCGCCGGTAGCCGGATTGATCGAAGGAATCGCCATCTGGTAGATGTTGCCGCTGGACCAGTCGCCCACCAGATGCTTGGCGAAGATGAAGGTGTGGTAGCCGGCCAGAAATGCTTGTTCCTTGCCCTGCTTCGGATTCCACGATGACCGCTCATGCCACATGCCGGTGGCGGCGTCAAATACCCATGTCTTATTGGCCGTGGGGAATCGGAGGCACCAGAACGTATGCCCCTGGTCCTCGTAAGCGAACCCAACCGCGTCGGCCATGGTGGAGTAGCTCGCCCAAGCTGCTTCCACCGCGTTGTTGCTAATCCGCGTCGGCTGATAGCCCTGCGCCTTCCACGCGATGCCGTTGCCCCGGTCCGAACCGCCGAGCCAGAACACGGAATTGTCCATCTTGGCCGGCGACCACGGCGCGATGATGCCCTGCTCCTGGTAGCCGCCAGGGACCGGATCAAAAATGTTGGCGCTCCCCGAGTCGTAATAGGGCAGCGTGGCCTTCTCGCCGAACAACCAGAGTTGGCGATGGTCCACCAGCATGCCCAGCACAAGGTCGGGGAACTCATTCACTTGGTCGAGGTTCGGAACTCCCAGCGTGCTCCAGGTGGATGCGTCTTCGAGGGCCGAAATCTGAATTCTCTGGCTGTCGGCCAGCAGGACGATTAGATAGCCGTCTGCGCCGCCGCACTGAGACACGGGGCCTTGGATTACGTTCCCGCTGGTGGTGTCCAGTTTGACAAGCACGTTGGTTGCCAGCGTGAGGAAGTAGGCGCTCCCGCCACTGACCACCAGAACCTCGTTGACGTTCGCCGCCATCTGCGCGGGGTTGCCATCATCGGCTAGCGCTCCCAAGTTCGTAAACGTGCCGTCGCTCTTGACCTCGAACAGGGTAGAGCCAGCCACAACGAAAAAGCGGCCATTGAATGCAAACTCCGCGCGCACCGGCGAATCCGGCAGCGTGCAGAAAAGCTCCAAGCCAGGGCGAGGGTAGAGGGTCGCGGCGCTCGCTCCGCTGCCCGATTCGTCGTTCTCCAGGTACCAATTCTGGAGACGCTGGGCGTCGGCGTTCAGTGATTGGGACTGGTAAGAGGCACCTACGAATCCGAATCGCGCCATGCCCTACCCCCTGAAATTAGCATTGTCGGTTTTCCAATTATAGAAGGTCCCGCGCGGAGAGACTAGCATCGGGTCGCACCGCATAGGCAGCGGCTTGAGGTTCTGCGTCTTGATGATGGCCTTGGCGGAAGCGGCCTGGGAGACGATGGCCTGAGTAAGTTGGCCAGGAAACTCCCCGGCCAGGTCCACGGCCAGGTTGTAGCGGATGCACTTCAGGTACGCGGGCGGGAATTGCAGTTTGGTGGTTGCGTCGGTGAACTGGGAGAGCAGGACGCCGTTGTAGATAGCGACCTGTACGCCGCTCGCATTCGGCACCGGCCAGAAAGTGAGGGTGCGCCACGGGAAGCCGTCATCGTCCCAAACGCCTTGCGGCATCGAGGACTGGATGCTCTTGACCGGAATCTCCTGCCAGTCGGACTCCGTGTACACCCAAAGGGGAAGCTCCAATGGCTGCGAGGTTCCCGAGTTGATGATGATGCCGTAGTAGTCAATGCTGGCCGGCCGCGAGATGTTGAAGTCCGGCGCTCCCGTGCCCATCTGGTACGCCTGCTGCCCGATGGTAAGGCCAAACACCTGCCTCTGCTGGGCGTAGATCATGAGGCGCTCGGCCTGCCAAACGTCCAGCATCTCATTCAGCACCATCAGCGCATCGCTCTGCTCTTGCGCCGTTGGCGTCTCGCCCACGGCAATGGCGTTGATGAGGCGCAGTGAGCTTGCGATGATGTCGTTGGCCGACATTGCAAGCCCCGGAGCGGGCTGGGGCGGCGGCGCTGGAGGGACGGCTCCCATTATTTAGGCCGCTGGAAGATGGGCTGCCCCGGCGGCGGCCCGGCGGGGCGAATTGGAGGCGCGGCGGCCGGAGGGGCCGGCGCTTTCTTGGGTTCTGACACCGCGACATAGCGCCCGGCCTCTCCGCCTTCGCCGGGGATGAACCTGTGGGGACCGCGCAGGACGGCCGCAAGCTTGGCGGACACGCCGACCGGGCCGGGAGCCGGCGGAGTCGGGCCAGTCGCCACGTACTCCTTCTTCTCCGCGTCCCAGCGATGCGGGCCTTTAACGATCTGCTGTTGGGCAAGTTGGTTTGGAGTCATGGGAAAGTCCTGGGCGGCAGCACGGGCCGCCGCCCAGCAGTGGCACTACTGGACCTGACAGTAGGAGCCCTTGTAGACGGTGATGGTTCCGGTCGCAACCCCGGCTAGCTTCACCTGTACGGTGCCCGCGTTGGCTCCATTGACGAGGCCGAGCGAAAGCTGGTCGGTGAAGTAGGTGCTGGCCGTCACGGTCCCCGCGTTTGATAGCGCCGTGGCGAAGGCCGCCCCGGATGCGGTTGTGAAAGTAGAGGCCGTGACGGGCGACCAAAGGCCGGTCGCCACCCCCGTGGGGGTCGAGGGGCCGCTGAACGTGTAGGAAGGGGCGTCCGCCGTGGCCGAGGACTGCCAGAGCAGATGGCAGCTCATGGTGTAGTTGCGATTGGGCTGCGCGTAGAAGCTCAGGCCCGTGACGTTGGTGGCCCCGGTGGTGGCGTTGGTGTAGTTCGCCGTCAGATAGACGGTGAATGGAGAATTGACATTGGGAGCGCCGTCAATGCTCTCGGGAATCCACGTCCCTGAGATGGCGTTCCCCGCCGGCGTGAATGCCGTCTGGCACTGCCACTGCTTGCCGGAGACCATGTTGATCCAGGGCAGCACGTTCTGCGATGCCGTAGTGCAGTTCGCCTGGGCGGGCGGATTGCTCACTTCCAGACCGCCGGCGCCGGAGAAGCCGCCAAACTGGGGCGAGACGTTCTGAATGTAGACCACGGCATTGGCCCCGTGGGCTTCAACCTGCGTCCCATACTGGCCGCGCAGGACCGAATAGATCGTGGTCTGCCCCTGGACTAGGGTCAGGATGCCGATCGCTTCGGTGTCCACGTAGGCGATGGTCACGGGCGCGCCATTGACGGCAGTCGTAACGCCGGTGGCGGAGGCGAGGTTGAGTTGGTTGCTGGTCTCCGAGAGGGAGGCCGCCAGGGTGGTTTGGGCGAGAGTGGACTGCGCCTTTGACGGCGAAGCCAGCGAGAGGGCAATGAGCGCGGAGAAAACGATCCCAGCGCCCCAATGAGCAAGCCGATTCGTGATTTTCACAGATTCTCCTTTTCTTGGGGTTGCGGGCGACTCACGCCGCCCGCGTGATTGGGGTCGTTAGCTGGCGATGCGGCAGGCCAGTTCCGGGTAGATGGTGGAGACGCCGTACAGGAAGTCCTCCCGCAGCGGGAAGCGGTCGGTGTTGATGTCGTAGGCCCGAACCAGCCGGATGCTGATGCCGAGCTGATCGTCGGAGATGCGGTCGGCCATGTCCACCCCGTTGGGCATCGGTAGGTCGGCGCACGCCAGCGAAAAGGCGTTCTTGTGGAACATGAGGCCGCGCGGGCTCGGGCCAGTGGAGGCCGCGCCGCTCAGCGTCACCGCGCCGCTCGTGGTCGGCACGGCGGAAGCGGTCTGGAAAGGCCCGGCGGTGATGATGCCGAACCCGGAGGGTCCGCTGATCGGGATGGTGGCGTTGCCGCTGCCATCGGAAGTGACATCGGCCGTCACGACCCACTGCGCGAGCTGCGCTCCTGACGGGCCGGAGAAGGTCTGGCGGCTCTGCGGGTTGACGCCAAAACAGCCGGCGAAGGTCACCACGTCGCCCTGGTTCAAAACCTTCGTGCTTGCGGTCCAGCCGGTCGTGGCGATGTTGCTGCCAGACTGGTTGGCGCTCACGATAGGGGTGCCACCCAGGGCGCCCGTGGTGAAGCTCGGCACGTTCTGGTCCATGGACCATTTGCACCCGATGGCCAACCCCATGTTGCCGGAGTCGTACTGCTCGGAGATGCGCTCGCTGGACTGGAAGAGTCCCTTGAGGGCGTCCACGATGGTCGCCTGCATCTGGGGGCCGATGATGAGCGCCCGCTGCCCGTTGGGGGCAGCCTGGTTGCTCAGTGCCACGCCGCCGTTCAGGTAGGCCAGCAGCGTGTTGGGGACCGTTCCGGGCGTCCCGACCTCGCTGAAGACGTTGACGAACTGCTGGAGCACGTCATAGTCAACCTGGTTGGCCAGGGAGGCGGTGGCGGGCTCGACGAAGCGCTCGCTGAAGTCGTCAATGTCCAGGGCCAGGTCGGCCGAGGAAAAGACGAAAGAACGCTGCGCCTGCGTCGTCAGGGTCAGGGGGACGCTGGTTTCGGTCACGTCCTGGAGCTGCAAGCCCTGCCCATCGGTGCGGATGAAGCGGGGCGGTTTGCGGATGTTGAGTACGTTGCCGATCTTGGCCCCGGCCACGGCATAGGACTTGTCGTACTCGCGGTTGATCTGTTTGGTGGTGACGAGATTGTTTTCGAGGACGGCAAGCGCCTTCCGCGTAATCATCCCGATGGTCAGCAGCGTATTCGCCATGAGGCGTCAACCCCTTCTGCCCCTCCTATTTTTCGCCAGCAGCGGTGCGGCGCAGGAACTCCCGGTAGGGAGCTTTGTCGAGGGGCGTAGGCTGCGCCGAGCCGCGCGCTCCCACCGGGTTGATGGGGGTCGGGGCGGTCGTTGCAGCAGATTTTGGTTTTGCGGTGGAAGCCCCGCCACGGGAAGCGGGGAGCTTGACCGAGATTCGGCCAATTTCCACCGCCGCCGCCGGCAGGGACATCTCGCAGAGTTGCCGCGCTACTTCGGGGTGCTTTCCGAGGTAGTAGACGATCTCGGGGCCGTTGCCGGATTCGATGATGGCGGGCTGGAGTCCATCTGGAATTTGAACGTTTCCGCTCGCAATGGACTCCACAACATCTTCGAAGTCGGCATGGGCCGCCCTAGTCGCCTCAAGCTGCTTGTTGTACTCCGAGAGGGCGTTGGTTGCGTGCTCCTTCTCGGTCGCCTCCGCCTTCGCCTTCGCGTCGGCGGCAATCTTTTGATCCATCTTCCAGTCGGTCAGCGCCTCCACGTAATCTTCGTAGGTGGAAAAGCGAGGATCGTCCGGCAGTGGCTTGCCCGCCGGTCCCTGCTTGGCCGCCGGCGCGTCGGCCGGCCGCGACTTGAGGCCGTTCAGCTCGGCCTGGAGCCGCTCAACCGTCTCTTGCAGTTCGCTGGACCGCCGCGTGAGCTTGTCCACGCGCTTTTGCCAGTTGCCGCGGGGTTGCGGAGGGTTGGGGGTTTCCTCTTCCGGGTCCGCCTCCTTGCCGTCTGCCTCCGCAGCCGCTTCCTGCGCCGCTTCCGGCTCGAATGGCTTCTGCCAATCGTCGGACATCGCGTGATCCAACGCGGCCTGGGTTTCAGTGGTGCTGGTTAGCGTGATTTCACCTGGCATGGCATCTCCATGGATCCCTGCGCGGCGCACAATGCCCACCGCTGGGCGGATTTACTGCTGTTGCTGAGGCTGCTGTGGCGCAGATGCTCCGTCCCCGGCTCCGGGAGCCACCGGAGGCGGCGCGACAGCCGCCGTGGCCGCCTCGTGCGCGGCCTGGTGCATTTCGGTCCAAACACCGCTGGTGAACTCGGCCCGCGCCTTCATGTCCTGCACCTTGGCTCCGATCTCGGCCACCGTCACCTGCGCTTGCGCCTGAATCTTGGCAATCTCGATCTTGGCCTGCTGCGCCACCTGGTCGTTCTGAATGGTCTGGGTGGCCTGCTGGAGCTGCTGGACCAGCATTCCGTGCTGCTGCATCAACTGCTGAAGCTGGGCGTTCTTCTGGGCCAGTTGCGTCACCGGATCGTTCGGGTCGCCGTCCTGCAATTGCGGCGGCAGCATAGTCTTGAGCCGCTTGGCAATCTCCTGTGCGCCGGGCCAATCCATGTTGCCCACCACCAGGTCGCCAATCAGCGGGAAGACCGTGGGATTGACCTTCAGCAGTTCAATCTGCGCCGCCGCCGCCTCTTGCCGCTTGCTCTGGTAGCTCGGCCCCACCGTCACCGAAACGTCGTAGCGCCCCACTCCCAAGTCGTAAATCTTGCTCACGCCAGCGAGTTCGCCATCGTCGGGAGGCGCGCCATTCTTCGAGTTGTAGACGCCCACCAGCTTGGAACTGCCGTCCGGCTTGATGATCCGCTGGACGCGCGGAGCATCGTAGACCTTCGGAATCAGGTCAATCATCTGCCGGCCGCCGAACTTAATGGACCGGGCCAGATTGTCGCTCCAGTTCAGGTTGGCCGTAAGGGACTGCCCTTGCCGCGCCAGGACGGCCTTCCCGCTTTGCTCCGGCCCCGGCGCGCCAAGCGAGGCATCGTAAATGCCAGTGGTGGACTTCAGGTCATTGTCCGCATGCGCCAGCATGTTGGTGATGGACTGAATAGGGGGCTCGTACTGCTGCCGCTGCGGAGGTGGCAGCACTTGCCCATTGACACCAACCGGGTTGTAGGGCAGCACCGACACCGCACTCTGGTTTGCCGCCTGCCAGATCGTCTCGAAGTTCTCAATCTGCCCGGCAGCCGCGATGTACGGCGCTTTAGGGGCCAGCGCTATGGTTTCGGTTCCCGACGTGGACCAGTAGTTGTACATGCGCTGCGGGTCTTTGGCATCCCGCACGATCCCAGCCGTGAACCTCTTGCCGTCCACGATCAGATCATCGCCCAGCACTGGGATAATCGGGATGTAGCGGCCCGGCCAGTCGTTCTCTTCCAGCTTCTCGATGGCGTTGATGACGGCCCACCGCACCTTGCGGACGGGGCGCTTGCGGGTGGAACGCGGCTTCGCGCCTTCCGGCGCTTCTCCCTCGACCGTCTCGCCGTTGTCCAGGAGGTGCACGGCGATTCCTGGTGTCTCTTCCACCCAAAAGTATTCGGCCACCCGGACAAAGCGCGAATTGATCCATCCCGGCGGGGCGTCGCCCACGCCCGTCATGTTCTCGGCGGACGCCAGCTTGGAATCGGGGTAGAGCCCCGGATATTCCTCAACCGGAACGTCGCTCACGATGAACGCATACCGCGCATCGCTGCGGTCGGGTTGCGTTGCGGCGGGGTCCAAGTACACCGAAAACTGGTTCTGCACCCACTGGACCAGAATCTCCTGGTCGAATCCCTCATCGCCCGCAAAGGCGGTCAGGAGCCGGTAGTAGCCAAACCCGCACGTCACCATCTGCTCGAAGGCGGTATCGTAGGCCGTCTCCGCGTTGCTGTTGACCTCGATATGGCGGCAGATGCCCTGCAGGACTTCCGCCGTTTCGATGTCGGCTCCGCTGCCGATCGGGTTGATCGTGATGCTGGGCCGCTGCGCCCGCTGCTCGTTGGTGATCTGCCGCACAAACTGCGGAATCCGGTTGATCGTCAGGCATGGCCTGCCTTGTGTCTGCCGGAGGGTCTGAATCTCCTGGGGCCACTGCTGGCCAATGCGGAACTTCATGTCCTCCAAGGCCGCAGCCCGCATCTCAGACTCGGCCTCAGATGCCAGCTTGAACCGCGCCATCGCCAGCTTCATGAAGTCGGTGGGGGGCGCTTGCGTGGTCTTCTTCTTCGGCGCGCCCTTCCAGAGCGGCGAGTAGTGCTCAACCACCTTGGCCGGCGTCGGCGCTGGCCCTGTGGGCTTACGAGGCGTGGATGCCAATTACGTCGCCCTCCTGGATCAGCGCCACGCCTTCCGCGTCATAGTCGGTATAGCGACCGTAGGTCACAATGTCACCCACCTTGACGCTCATGGGACGGCGCGACCCGTCCTTGAACAGCGGCTTGCCAACCGTTCCCTCCTTGTAGCGCCGCCCCGGCCCAACCGCCGTCACTTCGCCGATGTGCTGGGCATCGCCTTGAAACTGGATCAGGGAGAGCGCAGACGCCTGCTCATCCGGCAGCTTGCGAACGGCGATGCGGTCATCCAAGGGACGGATCAAATGCGCCCCTTGAGCATCCCTGCCAGCGGAACGGTCTTGCGCTTGCCGATGCCGGGATATTTGCGATGCACCTTCTCCCGCACTTCTGCCTTTTCGGCCGGCGTCCCGTTCTGCGAAACGCGGCTCAGCGCATCGCTGGCGTGAGAGGCGTCCTCGATCGGGTAGCGACGGCCAGCAAGGGCGAAGTCGCCGGCAGGAATCTTCTTGCGGGTGGCTGTGGTGAGCTTGGCCATGGCTATTCCTCCTCGTCCTCGTCGGCCCCGCCATCCGCATCGCCCTGCGGCTCCGGCTGCGCGGCGCCCATCGCTTTGCCGACGTGCGCCAGCATGGCCTTCCCATCGCCAGGGCCAAAGACGTGCTGCTCATCCGGCTCCGGCATCGAATAGCCGTCCGGCCCGCGCCGCGTGAAGCGATGCGTGACCACGTGGCCGCCGTTCTTGGCGTGCTCGATCTCCATGCGCTCCAGGCGCTTGGGCGAGCGGCGCTTTTCCGCCTTCGCCTCGCGCATGCCGTGTTGTGCTTTGTCGGTTGCCATA